GGCCTTCCGGGCCTTTCTTTACAGATCAATAAGGTGGAGAGTTGGCTGTTGCCATTACACCTTCGAAAGGAGGGCGAGTCAATGAAGACTAGTCCAAATATCAAAGCCGCATTGATGCTGTTCGACTTGGTCAAAACGCTCGAACCACGACTGGCTCCATTGGAAGGTTGGTACCAAAAGGTACTAGTGCCGACTGTGGACAAGTGGTATAGAAGCGAAGGAGACCAGGGAGTCAAGCGGGCTAAGGACATCCTTGGCAAAGGATGGCTTAGTATTCTGGGTGAGGACCTAGGTGAGCCTTTGGCTTTCACGAAGGCCTCAAACGGAATTCCTGACTTGGTTCAACCTCTCGTAGATAGAATGAGGCGTCTAAACAAGGACGCTCGACTTCTATCAGCTGTCCTGTCCCTTATCAGAGTAACTGATCTCTGGTATGGACAAGGTGACGAAGCAACTGTTAGGAAACAACTCGTCACAATTCGGGATTCCCGTTTACCGGGAACCGCCCAAGCTGTGATAAAGGAGTTTAAATCCTTTGTACATGGCTTTCTAGCCGCCAAGGGTAACACTCCTTTCGGGAAGGCTGTTCAGAAGCGCCTCGCCATTGGTGAGGGCTATATGTTCAGCTCCGAAAGTGTGGGACACATTTACTCGGAGAAATCCGGGCCAAATGGCCCCTTAACGGCATCTGCGCACCTGGACTGGTGTTCTGTAAAGAACGCCAAGACCCAACTAGGCATCCCGCTAAGGGAATGCATTCTGATGCTGGAAGACGAGATGTGCCAGAGAGGCATATCCGGGTTCCACTCTCTCAGGCCGTCTAGGCTCTGGGAAGGGTTTTCAGAAGATGAGGTCTCCGGTGGGAAAGCTTTCTGCAAGTACCCCGGGAAGATATCTCAAATCAATGAGAAGTCCGGGAAGGTCAGACTTGTTGCTTCGCCTGACTACTTCAGCCAGCAAGCAATGAAACCGATCCACAATTGGTTGATGGACCTATTAAGGACCATACCAATGGATTGTACGTTTGACCAGAGGTCGAGCATTCCTAAAATAGCTCAGTGGCAGGATGAAGGCCGCACGGTTTATTCCGTTGACCAAAGTTCATGTACTGATCTATTTCC